CAGCAGCTGGGCGTCCTTGGAGGCGAGCTGCTCGGCGAGCTTGTCCGGGTCGACCTTCTCGGTTCCGTCGCCGTTGAGGCCGAGCTTCGCGAGGAGCTCGGTTCGCGCCTCTTCGGCGGCCTGCTCCTTCGCGGTCGTGCGGGCCTTTCCGGCGTCTGCACGGGCCTCGGTGATGACCTTCTGCACTTCGGGTGGCAGGGACTCGATCTTGCCGTCCCACTTGTACTCGGTGACCTGCTGCTGGGTCGCGCCTTGTCCGGTTCCGGCGTTGCCCTGCTGGCCGCCACTGTTGGCCTGCGTGCCGTTCTGGCCCGAATTCTGGCCATCGCCTTGTCCAGCGTTCTGTCCCGCGTTCTGTCCGTCCCCGCCGGCCGCGCCATCACCGTCGGGCGAGGCGCCGGCGATCGGGTAGATCGGGCGCCCGTCGCAGCGGTAACCAAGGACCGTTCCAGGACGTACCGAGATCGTGCTGATCTTCATGGCTGGTTCTCTTCTCCCGGGCGCCTGGCCCGATCAGGTGGAAGCCGACGCCAGGTCGGCCGATGCCTCAGTGGTTGCCGAGGTCGAGTTGTTCGCGGCGGGTGCGACGGTTCAGACCGTGCCGCGCGACGTGCTGGCGGATCCGGGCTTGCACGAGCCGCGCGTATCGTTCCGCGCGGCGCCGCTCCAGGTCGTTGAGCGCTGCGGCTGCGACCCGCTTGTAGCCGCGGACCTCACGCTCCAGCGCACGGAGCCGCTGCGTCGCGTCGTATGCGCGCTGGTCGGCATCGGTCCACGGTGCGGGTGCAGCGAACTTGCTGACCCCAGGGAAGTACGCGACGAGAGTGTGGCGGCAGTTCGGGTGGAACAGCCCCGCGGCGGTGGCCTGCGCGATCGTCGGCCCGGGTCCGTCGACTGTCAACACGCGTCCCTGCCACGGCTTGCACAGCGGGCACGGATGCCCATCGGACGGGACGGTGAACTGCTCCACCCCGGCCTGCACCATCCGAGCCAGGTGCGCCTCGTTGAACGCCTGCTGCAGCCCGGTGCGGGTGGCCATCTCGACGTAGGACGAGAGGTTCCACTGGCGGCCGGCGCGGTCGGTGAATCCGGTGATGCCGCGCTGCGTGAGCTTGCGCCACGCGTCACGCTGCGCCACGGCCGGTGTTGCGCCGTGCTGCAGCCGGTGGACCGCTTCGTCGATCGCAGCCGCCCTGTACGCGGTGGTCGCGAACTGCATGATCCGAGGCAGAGTCGCGTCGAGCCGCTGCCCTAGGTCCGCGCCGATTCGAGGACCGAGCGCGACCGCCGGATCGTTCAGGAGCAGATGCGACAGAACCTGACTGGTCGCGGCGACCCTGCGCAGCTCACCCAGCGCGGCCTCATCACCGCGCTGGGCAGCCGCCACGGCCAGCCTCTGCGCGAGCGGCCACGACTTGACCCGGATCTCGGAGACGATGCGTGCCGCTTCCCGGTTCAGCGCCGCCTGCAGCTGCGCCGGGGGGACGACGTCGACGAGGTGCGCGAACCGGGCCAGCAGGTCCTGCTCGGCTTGTGAGTAGAGCAGGATCAGCTCGGCGGCCAGGACGTCGACCGTGAGCGGGAGGGCGCTACTACTGCTGGCCGCTGCTGGCTGGGTCATTCGGGTCTATCGGTTGCCCGTCCGGCCCGAAGGCGTGGTCCGGGTTCGGCATCGGCGGTGCAGCTGCAGCAGCCTCGGCCTTGATCTTGACCACCTCGGCTTGCACGTCGTCGTCTTCCCAGTCCGGGTGGACGAGAGCGACGAGAACCTCCGTCGATGCGGCTTCGGCCTGCTTCAGCGCGAGCGCGGTCTGCGCGAGGGACAGCTGCGATTCCTGCACGCCGTCGGAGAACTTCACGTCCGGCCGCTCAGCCGTGTACGTCCCGGCGAACAGCTTCACGTCGACCGAGATCAGCTTCTCGAGGTAGTCCTGCAGGCCCGGGCGCCAGTGCCGGATCTTCCGTTCACGGGTCAACAGGGAGCGCTGCTCGCGGGCGTCGACCTCGGTGGCGGTGCGTTGCACGGTGATGTCGGACTGCTCACCGAACGTCTGCGCCGAGTAGCCCGCGGTGCGGAGGATGTCGGACACCCACTGCTCGGCGGTGGCCTTGTGCTCGGCGAACCGGATCTTGAACTGCACCTGCTCGATCGGCAGGCCGGACGCGTTCGTCGTCGACGAGCCGATCATGTTCAGCGGCGAGTAGATCTCCTGCTCGTTGTCGAACGTCGCGCCCGCGCCCGGGCCGAGGCCTTCGAGCATCGACTTCGCGGCCAGGATCCGTGCCTTGCCGAGGCGCACGTCGCGCATCCAGGAGGAGTACGTCTCGTCGAGGGCGTCCATCAGCGACTCGACGCCGTCCAGATCGGAGCGGCCGAGTTGCCGGCCGAGGGGGTCGCGTCGCCATGTCCGCTGCGGTCGCTGGTTCGGGATGTACACGACCGCGAGGCCCGGCGTCTGCGTGTCGATGACGCCCTCTTCGTTGAGGGCGGCGACGAACACTGCCGTCTCGGGACGGTCAGCGAGCGGGACGGTTCGGCCGAGGTTGTCGGCGGTGCCCATGTACAGCGCGTGCTGGATGACGCCGTTGCCGTTCGCGTCGAGTTCGTGCCGCTCGAGGTGCCGCCAGACGGTCTGGCCCTCTTGGCCGACGATCTGCCAGAACGTGACCGCGCGGAGGATCCCCCACTGGAACTCGGGCAGCGCGGTGTCCGCGTCGAGGACAGTCGTGAACGGTGCGTCGGCCCGCAGGTCCTTGTCCCAGGTGACGCGCAGGTACACGCCGCCGAGAGCCGCGGCGACCTCAGCCGCTTCGGCCAGGGACGCGAACAGCCCGTCGTTGCCGAGCTCGTCAAGCCGGTCCTGCAGCTTCGTGTTCGTCTTCGACGCCCGCAGCTGGGGCTGCTCAGCGAACAGCAGATCCGCGGATGCTTGGCATAGGTCCGCGGCGATCGGGACGTGCAACATGTCGCGGAGCAGACCGCCCTGATTGTTGATCGGCCGGCCCCACCAGAACCGGGCGAGGACGCCACGGATCCCGCCGTTGCGGTTGTCCCGAGCCATCGTCACACGGGCGTCGCCGGGGTAGGTCGCGGTGCCATAGTTCCGGCCGTAGGCGTACTGCAGCGCCTCCGGTGTGCCCTCGTACCAGGCCGACCATTGCAGCATCTTCGGTGCGATCGTCGCGAGCTGGCGGGGTGGCCACGGTGTGTCCTTGACGGGAAGCGGCATCAGGCGGCCTCCCTCGGCGCGGTGTCGATATGGTTGCGCCAGAGCGCCTCAGTGGTGGTCACCGCGTACCGGAGACCGTCGAGCGAGTGATCCGCGGTCTTCAGCGGCTTGTCCTCGCCCTTCTCGGTGGCCTTGTCATCCCAGGAGTAGCCGGGGACTTCGGTGATCAGCCCGGAGCATCGGTCGGTCACCTTCAGGACACCGCTTCCGAGGAGACTGGACACGAGTCGGATGCCATAGGCGACGTCGTTCTGGGCATCGACGAGGCCCTGCACGTGGTCGTTGAACAGCTGCACCTTGAACGATGCGGCGGCCGGGTCGACCGCGATCCACTCTGCACGCGCCGCGGTGACCACGGGCGTGTGACCGGCGGCGAGCCAGGCACGAAACGATTCGGACAGCTGCGCGTCGGTGAGCCGCACCTGCGCCAGGCCAGGGTCGTAACGCCATTCGTCGATCGCGTACAGCCGCCGATCGGCACCGAGCCCGAGCATGATCCCGGTGGACGGGTTCGTCGTTCCGTAGTCGACACCGACACCGAAGATCCGGTCGATCGGTGGCAGCGTCGCCCAGTCGATGACGTGCACGTCCGGGTCCCACTGCGGGAACACGGCACCCTCAGCTGCGACCCACTCGCCGAGGACGTTGCGGCGGTAGTACAGGCCGACGTTCTCGCGGCGGATCGCGGCTTTCTGGTCCTCGTGGAGCTGCGGGTTGTCGTCGATCAGGAAGTGCCAGCGGCGCCAGTCCGGCAGGACGTCCATCCGGTCGAGGTACTTGCGTTTCAGCCAGTGCGCCGGGTTGTCCGGGTTCGTGGTGCCGAACAGTTTCGCGCCGTGCCACAGCCGGTTGAGTAGCTGCACAAAGAAGTCTTCTTGGAGGAGCGTGATCTCGTCGACGTAGGCGCCGGCGCAGGTGAGGCCGCGGAGCACGTTCTCCGACCGGACGTCGGAGGAGCCTAGTACCCAGACCTTGCGACCGAGGACATGCGCCCAGGCCGACCCGGAGGAGTAGCGGACGTGGCGTGCGGCTTCACCGAACAGGCCGGGATCCATGAGCGGCGCGAACACGTTTCGTGCCGCGGAGTCCCGGGTGCGGGAGACGACGACAAGTTCGCCTCGGACATCGCAGTTCGCGACGTAGATGAGCCACCGGATGAGGGAGCTGATCGTCTTACCTGAGCGGACCGAGCCTTCCCACACGTTGACGCGGCCGGTCGCCTCACGGATGGAGCGGTCCTGCTTGACCGAGATCGCTTCGGTCACGCGCCGACCCCGAACGCTTCACCGATCTTGGTGAGCATCGCCTTCGCCTGGGACACGTCCCCGGTGCCGGCGTGCTTGACGACGATCTCGAGGAACCGCATCTGCCGGTCCAGCGCCCGCTCGTAGAGGAGCACTTCGGCTCGGGTCTGCTCGGTTCCAGTACCCCGCAGGTCGCCGTCCTCATCGCGTTCAAGGCCGCCGGTGTAGCGGATGTCGTCGAGGGCGTTGACGCGGGCGGCGAGTGCGAGCTTCAGCGCGCGGGATTCCTGGGCGAGGCGGCCGATCTCGGCGATCGGGTCGTCGACGGGTTCGAGGCCTTCGGATGCGAGCAGTGCCGATGCTTCGGCCATGATGGCGCGGGTAAGGACGCGGGCGTCTCCGGCTCGACGGTTCTGGGGGGCGTTTCCGCCATGGTGAGCGCAGACGTCCTGGCCTGCGAGTGGACGCTTTCGGCAGCAGTCGCCGCCGCGCGCTTCGCTCTTGTGGCCCTTGCATGCTGGTCCGCCTAGGGCGGCGACGTGTGGTTCGCGTCCTTTGCTGCACGGGGTGACCATCGAGGGTTCACCTCGCATCTGGTTCGGGGCGTTGCGCGGGCGCCAGGCCTGGTGCGCGGCTCGGCGCCTGGCCGAGCGTGAAGCTAGTTCCGAGTTGGCCGACCACACACGCCGTCGGCTTGCGGCAAGGCACGGCAGGCGTGGAAGGAGCGCCTCAGCGTGCGGTGCTGGGTTAGAGCCGGTACCGGGTGGCGGCCAACTCGGAAGACTTGGGTGTCAGCCTGGGCCGACGACTTTCCCGCGCGGTGCGTGTCCGTGTGCGACCCGGTTGAGATCCGCACCAGGCCAGTAGCCGTGCACGTCGTGGAACCACTGCGCCGCGGTGCGTTTCGCCTCTTCGAGCGGCATGTACTTCACCAGATGGTCGCGCAGTTCCCGCCACGTCGACCACTTCGCGCGGCCCTCGCCGACGGTCCAGTAGCGGCGTAGCTGGCCGGCGTTCCCGTCGCCTGGATGCGGATCGGCCATCGCGGTGTCGGCCTCCCAGAAATGGACGAAACCGCCCAAGCTCGGCGGCCTAGACGGTTTCTGGGGTGCACCTTTCAGGTGCTGGCTGAATGTTGCACCCTTGTTTTGAGCGTGTCAAGTAACGGCCCGGGTCACGCGCCGATGCGTTCCCGTCTCGCCAGTTCGCGCGACCATGCGATGCGGGCCCGGACGTCACCGACGCGGTACAGCGGGTGCCCGTCGTCGTCGATGCCGACCTGCAGGATCAGCGGCCGGTCGACAGTCGCGCGCCGTCCCTTGCTGAGCTTCGAGTCGCGCAGGATCCACGACCGCAACGTCGCAGCGTTCAGCGGTTCGTCGTTCGTGGTGAGCGCGTCGGCAATGACCTGGGCGCGGGCCCACTCGTCGGCGAGGCGTTCGCGGATCATTTCGCGTCGCTTCGCGAGAGGGTAGCTCTGGCCGCACGCTCCGCATCGCACGGTGTCGTCGCCTTCGTGTGCGTACAGGTCGGCGCCGCAGACCGCGACGCGTGGCCGGAGCGTGTCGCCGTTGACGTCGACGCGGACGTCGGGTGCGTCGCACTTGCCGGCGAACACGGTCGGCTCGCTGCGTCCGAGGATCCAGGTCTGGTTCTCGACCGCGAGGGCGGTGAGTTCGTCGTGGATCTCGTAGGCGGCCTGGTCGCGGCGAATCAGTGCGAGGTTCGATTGCAGCCACCGTGCCGCGATGATCACGGACGGTTCGACTGGCACGGCGGCGACGATCGTGTGGATGTTCACGCAGACGGCGCGGTTGCGTCGGATCGGTACCCATGTCGTGGTCGTGAACCGTTCGACCATCGCCGTGTCGGGCAGCTCGAGGCCGTTCGTCTCGGCAAGGTGACGTGCCCACGTGGTGAGGGTGTTCTCCATCGCCCACAGCTGGTCCGCGGCGCCAGGCGCGTACACCCAGGGCGAGTCGCCGAGTGAGCCGTCTTCGAATGGGCCTGTCCATTGCCGGCCGCCGCGGTTGTCGCCGAGCCCGAGTGGGCCGGTGGCTTGCCTGGTGGCGACTGCGGTGAGGTCAGCATGGTCGGCGGGGATCTCGGCGAGGACCTTCTCGATCTCACTGGTACAGCCGGCGCAGAGGGCGGTGTCGGTGCGGGCTTGGCAGACGACGCATGTGGTCACGCGGGCTCCTTTGGCTGTACAGGAAGCCCCGGACCGGCGTTTTGACGAGCGAGCACGGCGCGGGCTTCGTCAGGATCGATGGGCAGCCAACCGTCGTACTCGTCCAGCGACTGAACACGGCCCCGACTGGTCTGCATCGTCGCCATCGTCTCGGGCGGATGAGCGGCAAACCACGCTTCGACCTGCGCCCGCTCATCCTCGGTGGCTGGTTGTTCAGGTACAGAAGAACCGCCAGCGGAGGGGGCGCCGTCGAGAATCACCAGCCGGTCGCGGTTCGTGATGACCGTTCCGTCCGGCAGGCGCATCGTCGTCTCGTACTCACCTGAGCAGCCGATCTCGTTGTTGAGCAGTTGCGCGTTCAGCCCGTAGGCGAGGTCATCCCAGCTTGGCAGATCGTCCATGCTGATCGACGCCTTCTCGCGCTCGTCGCTCATGTCTGGGTCTCCTCAGCAGCAAGGCCAGCCGATTCAGCGCGGCGTCGCCAGTGGTAGTCATCGCACGCCGGACAGCCCGAGCCGCACGGCTTGATGTCGCGGGTGACGTGGTTGTGCTTCGCCTCGTTCTCCGGCGTCTTGGGCACGATGTGGCCATGCAGGCGCATCAACGACTGGAACCGCGACTTCCGTAGCACCGCGTCATCCGGATGCTCTCGCTGCGCCTGGTACCAAAGCGCGCCTGGTGACGGCTTCATGTCTGGGTCTCCTGGTGTCCTGAAACAGAAGCAGCGGCGAGAGCTTCACGGAGGTGCAACGACATATCCAGGCGTGAATAGCTATTGGTCAGAGCCAGCCTGATACCGGCCCGGAGCCGTTCGTTGTCGGTGCGTGCTTGGTCTAGTTCGGCCAGCAACCGGCGCACGGTCAGGATCGCCGTAGCGAAGTCGCGGCACAGATCGCCGGTCTCGCCCATGTAGCCGTCGCTGATCTCCGAGCGCAACTCGTCCCACGTCGTGCCCTCAAAGTCGTCGCGGAGCTTGTCTACGTCAACGTCAGACATGGTTCGCCTCCGAATCGGTTTTGACGAAGCGCGTGGCATCGCCACGGCCCGCGAACATCGCGCGCTTCGCCCGGAGACCGAGATGGTTGCGAGTGCCCTGGTGCCTCTCATTGGCCTCGGTCTGGCGCTGCACCTGGAAGTCGATTGGCAGTTCGGTATCGGCGCTGAGCAAGCGCGAGACTGCGTAGCAGAACACCGACCACAGCTCAGGCGAATGCCCGAACAGCCGGTCGAACTCGTCGTCGCCCAGGATCAGCCGCACATCCACGTCACGGAAGTCGGCACGCTCACCAGCTGAACCGACGAGGTACAGGCCATGTCCGTCAATCGCGGTCAGTGGAGCCACGGCCACGTCGAGACGGTGCAGTTGTGTCGTCGTCAGGTAGCAGCCTTTCCCGCTCATCATTCCTCCCCGTCCAGCCACGTCACCGCGGCTGAATGCACGCCCTCGTGGCCCAGGCTCAGGTCACAGCCGAATGCGTGAGGAACGGGGCCTTCCTGGTCATCGCGAGTCAGATCGACATCGACGTGCGCCGAGCAGTCGCCCGCCCCGCCGCTCGCATCAACACGGGCCGTGCGATGCGGCTCAGGATCGAGGCCAAGCGCACGCCCAAGGTCGTAACGGGTGACCGTCTCGAAGGCCTCTGAATCGTCGTACAGCGTCCGCACGTCGGCCATGCACTTCGCCTCGTCGCGGCCTGGCTGGTTGGTGGTCACGACGACCCCAACTCGACCAGCACCGCACGCACCAAACCCCGCAGCGGCGCCACGACAGGTTTTGAGGTTCTCCCCCTGTCGAAGGGTCCATCCACCGTCGAGGGCTCGCGCGGTACGAAACGTTGCGTTGGATGGATGGGCTGAGTTAACGACCTTCCCTGATCCCCGTTCCCTAGTTCCCTTGTTCCCTGTTCCCTAGATCCTCTGACATGCGCCCGCGCGCGCGAGGAGTGAATGGGACAGTGAGGGCTCACTGAATCGCTCCGTGAGTCGTTCACTGTGTCGTTCATGGATTGGTTCACTGAATCGTTCACTGTGTCGCTCCGTGATCTGGGCACTGCACGCATCCGTGAATGGGGCACGGAGGGAGCCGTGAATCTTGGGGTCGGTTGATCTTCTGGTGGGCGTGCCATTTGACGGCGTGGATGTAGTGGCGGCCGGCGAGCTCGTACCGGCAGAGGGGCGGGATGTCGTCCTCTTCGGTCTTCGTGGTGGCCATCAGGTGTAGCCACCGGTCGAGTTTGCGTTCGGTGACGTCGCGGTCGAGGGGGAAGCATTCGGCGAGGATGAGTCTCATGTCGTCGATGCCGCGGCCGTGGTCGTCGAGGTAGCCCCAGAGATAGATCCAGGCGAGTCGGACTTCGCGTGGCCATTCGCCGACGGTGAGGCTCTTGCGGACCTCGGGCTTGATTGAGCGGATCCGGGCCATCAGGCGTGTGCCTCCGTTGGCGTGGTGATTGGTGTGCCAGAGCGGCAGCCATAGGGCGAGCAACCATCGGGGTCGCCGTCTTCGTCCGGGTCATAGCCAGCTGCAGAGTCAGCGAGGGAGTCGAGCAGATTGCCCTGCCGCTCGTGCCACTCCGCGGCGGTGACGCGGTCGATGGGAGCGATCGAGAGCGGCACGCGGGAGCGGTGCAGGAATGCGTGGCCGTTGAGTTGACCGCCGGTGCCACCCTGGGCACCCTTGCGGATGCGGATGTCGAAGTCGACGGCGTCGTCCCATTCGTCTGGGTGGTTGTCGCGGAGGTCTCGCCATTGCCGGTTGCCGTGGTAAGGGCAGCCGATGCACGCGCTTTTGGTGGTCTGCCAGCCGCGGACTCCGAGCCACCGAATGCAGTCCTTGCGGGACATCTCGAGGTCGAGCAGCGGGTAGACCTTGCGGATGTAGGAGACGTGGTCGCGGTCGGACACTCGACCGATCTCGTCTGTGCTGAACCCGATCCACTGCTCGCAGACGCGGCCCTTGGGGACGCGCCGGTAGTCGGGGGCTTTTGCGCCGAGTAGCTCGCGGACCTTCCGGTTGATAGG